ATGCTCAAATGGAACAAGCTAGAGAAGCATTGAGTTCAGGTGTTGGTCAACTAACAGGTGAACAGCCAGCAGCAACAGCAATGGGTGCTGAAGAACCACTACCGCCAGCAGAAGGCGAACTTCCTGCTGAAGAACCAGCAATGGAACCTACTATAGATCAAGACGAGTTTGCAGCAGCAGCACCAGCAGCAGGCGGAGCAGAGCCAGCAGCAAGACCAGCTCGTGAAAGCGTTGACCCACGTAAGTTGGGCAAAGTCCTAGCAAGTTCAAAAAAAAAGTAACTGAAGGTGTAAATCCAAAAGTATTTCAAGTATTGAGAACACTGCAAAAAAGCGGTACTCCATCTATGACTTTTGATCAGTTGAATGACCGTATGGCATCAATGGGAGTAGAACAGTTCAGTTATGAAACTTTTACTGCAATATTTGATTCAGATCCAAGAATCAAAAAGATCGTAAAAAACTTTAACCAAGAGCAAATAGACTTTGTGCAAGACAGCGTTGATGCACTGCCTCAAGGTGAACCCGATGCAGACGTAGTTGGACAAATGGCTCAAAATGCTACTGATGTAGGTGCAAACTTATAACTTGACCTTTAAGTATTATTAAAGTATACTACACTTATGACATTAATAAAAGAAAAGTATACTTACGAGCGTTTAAAGCGAGTTGAAGTAAATGGCAAAAGGCGTTACGAAACACCTGGTGGTCCTCCTGTAGCAAGTGTAACAACAATCCTAGGCGAAACCAAAGACAAGACACATCTTATCCAATGGAAGAAACGTGTAGGCGAAGCTAAAGCACAGGAGATTGTAACTGAAGCTAGTGGTGTAGGTACTAGAATGCACAAGTACCTTGAAGATTATATCGATACAGGCGAGTGGCCACAGCCCGGCAGTAATCCATACGCACAGCAAGCACACATGATGGCAACCACTATTAAAGTACACGCTATGGATGATGTAGATGAGATTTGGGGTAGCGAAGTTCCGCTTTATGTTCCTAAACTGTATGCAGGTACAACTGACCTTGTGGGTGTTTACAAAGGCAATCCTTGCATTATGGACTTCAAACAAACCAACAAGCCTAAAAAGGTAGAATGGGTTGAAGACTATTTCTTACAACTTACGGCATATGCAATAGCACACAACGAAGTTCATGGCACAGATATCCGTGAAGGACATGTGTTTATGTGCAGTCGTGCAGGAGAATATCAGCAGTTTGATATTTGGCCTGACGAGTTTGCAGAGTGGGAACAAGAGTGGTGGAATAGGGTGTATCAATATTACGAAAAGTTCGGATAAATACTTCTAGTAGACTAGGAGTAAGATATGGCTGTCGTACAGATATCACGCATACAACACCGCAGAGGTAGAGAAAACTTTGGTACAGGATTGCCGCAACTAGCGTCAGGTGAACTTGGTTGGGCAATAGACACAAGATCACTTTACATTGGTAACGGTGCAGTATCAGAAGGTGCTCCTTTTGTAGGTAATACAAAAATCCTTACTGAAGCAGATGATTTACTTGAACTGGCAGGGCAGTATGCTTACAAGCGTGGTGTAATACAAACAGGCGTAAGTATAGGATCACCTGTAGAGCGTGAACTCCAAGACAAACTTGATGATGTTGTAAGTGTACGTGACTTTGGTGCTTTTGGTGACGGTTCTGATCAAAGTATTCAAATACAAAGAGCGATAGACCAGTTGTTTATTAACAGTGCAACCAAAGGATCTTATTCAAGTAGGGTAGTACTGCGCATCCCAGCTGGACAATATAATCTAACACAACCTCTTTATATTCCACCGTTTGCTAATATTATAGGCGACGGCAAAGATAAAACTTATTTTAACAGTACCGCAGAGAACTTTGCTTTTGTCACTGTAAACGAAGATAGTGTACCAGGTGTTTATGCAAGAAAAGATACAGCTACAACACTAAACCAACCAAGAGAAATAAAGCTAGCAGGATTTACTTTAAACTATACCGGTTACTTCCAGCCAGCATTGCTGCTTGAATCCTGCAGAGATAGTATTTTTGAAGATATAAAAATAACTGGAGGTTGGAATAGTGCTCTAAGTGCAACATCTGATTATGCAGGTATAAGACTTGATCCTAAAGCCGACAGTAATGTAACAAGCTGTAATGGAAATAGATTTTATAATGTAGATATATCTGGTTTTGCACAGGCTGTGGCAAGCAACTATGATGTTTTTTACAATACATGGGATAACTGTACTTTTGACACAGTTGGCCACGGATTTTATTTAGGTATACTTGCCGCCGGCGGCGTGCAACAAAAGTATGGTCCGAGTTATAATATCATCAGTAATAGTACATTTGATAATGTTTATGAACATGCTATTTGGGTTGAAAATGGCAAATATAACACAAGTGAAAACAACAAGTTTCTAAATGTAGGTAACCATCTCGGAGCAAGTAACCAGGCTATAACCAGTGTTATTCGATTCAATGATAGAAACAACGTGAGCGTAAATGATTACTTTGAAAGAACAACAGATCTTTTGCTTTTCAAGTTGCCAGTAGATGATCCTGATGCACAAGCCGCAGGTAGTGTTGCTAATCCTAACTTTGCAGTAAATCCTGCAGGCTACATACCTGAAGTACAAGGTTACAAAAACTATCTTAACAACTTCACAGTTTATTCTCCAATAGGTGAACTTGATGATTACACACCTTTTATGAACCTTCCAGCCGATCGAGAAAGAGGCACTATCGAAGTTGATTATCATTATAAATGTAACTTGGGTTTATCTGATAATGTTTTCCGCAAGGGTAAGATGACTATTGTATATAACAAAGACGATGGCGGATCACCAGTAAGTTTTTCAGATGAATTTTTGCATACAGGCGACCCAACTAAAGCTAGTGCATCAAATGGCTTAGATTTCACTATTACCTACGTGAGTGGTAGTTCAGAGCTAACTATAAATGTAAGAAATAAGACACCAGACTCAGGATCACTAGACAGTGACGACGAGTTTGTGGCAACTGTGAGACACATAGCTTAATCAATGTTTAATAAAAACTTTTATGAACGTATACGACTGTGGAAAGATTTTAGAAACAGCCTCGAAACCTCAGCTGATCCTTTTACAGAGGTTTTAGAGTTTTGGAGATTTGCACCTCTATCGTCCATGCAGGCAGATCCTTTTGATTCTGACACATGGCCTAATCCTTGGGAAATGATAGAGGAAAATATTTATTGTGAGTTTGTGAAGATTTTAGCGATCTGTTACACCTTACAGTTAACTGACCGTTTTTCCCAGAGCCACTTTGAGATACATATTGCAGTAGACAAAGAAGAACAACAAATGGTTTATCTTCTTTTTGTTGACAATCAAGCAATAGGGTATTACAATAATGGCAGTATTGAAAGTTCAGAACTTATTAATCTTGACGCTCAAATACAGCATGTGATGCACCCGTTTTAATAGAATAAAAAAAATATAGGAGTCGAAATGTCCAATGGAACTATGATTGTAAAGCGCACTGGCGCTAAAGAACCTCTTAATATCGATAAGATACACTTTGTTGTAGAGGAGGCTTGCAAAAACCTAGCAGGAGTTAGTAGCAGCCAAATAGAAATGAATGCCAACCTTCAGTTTTACGATAATATGAGCACAAAAGAAATACAAGAGATTCTAGTACGCAGTGCAAACGATTTGATTTCATTAGACGCACCTAACTACCAGTTTGCAGCAGCCAGATTGTTAGGTTATGGTATTAACAAAGAAGTATTTGGACGTTACGAACCTATCGGTTTACGTGAAATGATTGATTTAAATATTAAACGTGGTGTTTATGATGCTGAAATATTAGACTGGTATACAGACGAAGAAATAGATAGGCTTGATAGTTATATACATCATAAGCGTGATGAAAACTTTACCTATGCAGGACTAAGACAAGTTGTTGACAAGTACCTATGTCAGGATAGATCAACAAACCAACTATTTGAGACTCCTCAATTTATGTATATGATGATTGCTGCAACCCTGTTTGCACAGTATCCTAAAGAAACTCGTATGCACTATGTAAGGAGATATTACGATGCGACCTCCCTTTTTAGAATCAATATCCCAACGCCAGTCATGGCAGGGGTCAGAACACCTATTCGCCAATTTGCCAGCTGTGTTCTTGTTGACAGCGACGATACCCTTGATAGCATCTTTGCCAGCGATATGTCTATTGGACGCTATACTGCGCAAAGAGCAGGAATCGGAATCAACAGTGGACGAATCAGAGCAGTAAACTCAAAGATCCGCGGAGGCGAAGTAGCACACACTGGCATTATTCCATTCCTTAAAAAGTTTGAGTCGACTGTAAGATGCTGCACACAAAACGGTGTACGTGGAGGAAGCGCCACAGTTCATTTCCCGTTGTGGCATTATGAAATTGAAGACATCCTTGTGCTAAAAAACAACAAAGGTACAGAAGACAATCGTGTACGCAAACTAGACTATTCGATTCAGTTAAACAAACTAATGTATGAGCGCCTGTTACAAGATGGAGAAATCACACTATTCTCACCACAAGACGTTCCAGGTCTATATGATGCGTTTTACAGCGATCAAGATAAGTTCAAAGAACTATACGAGATGTATGAGCGCAAAACTAGCATCCGCAAAAAGAAAATCTCTGCAATGGAGTTGTTCAGTGACTTAATCAAAGAACGTGCAGAAACTGGTCGTATCTATATTATGAATGTAGACCATGCTAACACTCACAGCAGTTTTAAAGATACAGTTTACATGAGTAACTTGTGTCAAGAGATCACATTACCAACAAAACCACTACAGCATATCGATGATCCGGAAGGTGAGATTGCACTTTGTATTTTAAGTGCTATCAATGTTGGTATTATCAAAGACCTTGACGACCTAGAAGAGTTGTGCGACCTTGCTGTTCGTGCGCTAGAAGAAATCATCGACTACCAACGTTATCCAATCTTAGCAGCAGAAAAATCAACCAAAGCACGCCGCAGTCTCGGTATTGGTTATATTGGACTAGCACACTTCCTTGCTAAGAATAAAGTACAGTACAACGATCCGCAAGCATGGAAACTAGTACACGATCTTACAGAAGCATTCCAGTACTATTTGCTAAAAGCAAGCAACACACTTGCTAAAGAGCGTGGTGCATGTGAATACTTTGACCGCACTAAATACAGCGATGGCATCCTTCCTATTGACACATACAAAAAGGATGTTGATAGTGTAGTGGAGAATAACTTAAACTATGATTGGGATAGTTTACGCAGCGACATTAAAGAGCACGGGCTTAGGCACTCAACTTTGTCCGCACAAATGCCATCAGAGAGCAGTTCCGTTGTGTCGAACGCAACAAACGGAATCGAACCACCTAGAGGTTACTTGTCCGTTAAGAAGTCAAAGAAAGGGCCTCTTAAGCAGATTGTCCCACAATATCAAAGTCTTAAGCAATACTACACCTTGTTGTGGGACATGCCTAGCAACGAAGGTTACATCAACGTTGTCGCTGTAATGCAAAAGTTCTTTGATCAAGCTATTAGTGGCAACTGGTCATATAACCCGACTCATTATACAGACAACGAAGTACCAATGAGTCAAATGATTCAAGACTTGTTGATGACTTACAAGCTCGGTTGGAAAACTTCTTACTATCAAAACACTTATGATTACAAAACTGATCCAAGTGAGATTGAAGAAGAAAAGACCCAAGAAGCACTACAACCTCAAGTAAACGGTTTTGCCGAGCCTGAGGATGACGAAATGTGCGAAGCCTGTGCTATATAAATAAAACACTTGACATACAGCCCGTTTGGGCTGTATACTTCTCTATACACACAAGAAAAGGATAAACAATGTCGAAGACAGTATTCAATCAAGAAAAAGTTGATTTTACAAAACAAAACATGTTCTTTGGCGAAGATCAAAATACTCAGCGTTACGACACGTTTCGCTTTCCGGTCTTCGACAAGTTAAATCAGACCATGTTGGGCTACTTCTGGCGCCCTGAAGAAGTTAGTTTGCAGAAAGATCGTGCAGACTTTGCCAACTTCCGTCCAGAACAGAAGCACATCTTTACTGCTAATCTAAAGTATCAAACACTGCTGGATAGTGTACAAGGACGTGGCCCGTGCCTAGCATTTTTGCCGCACGTTTCATTGCCCGAACTTGAAGGCTGTATTGTTACTTGGGACTTCTTTGAAACAATCCACTCACGTAGCTATACACACATTATGAAAAATGTTTATGCTGATCCAGCAGAAGTGTTTGATACAATCCTAGATGACGAGAAGATCATTGCTCGTGCAACCAGCGTAACCAAACACTATGATGCATTTAATGCAGCAGCAGATGCTTACTTCCATCGCGGCGAAGGCAACTTGCATGATGTTAAAAAGAAAATGTATCTTGCAATGATGACTGTGAACATTCTAGAAGGCTTGCGTTTCTATGTCTCGTTTGCATGTACATTCGGCTTTGGTGAACTAAAGCTAATGGAAGGAAGTGCAAAGATTATCAGTCTTATTGCTCGTGATGAAGCACAGCACTTGGCACTAAGCACACACGTATTGAAGTTGTGGGCACAAGGCAAAGACGATCCAGAGATGGCACAGATTGCTAAAGAGTGCGAAGAAGAAGTTTATGATCTATGGCGTGAGTGTGTTGCAGAGGAAAAGGACTGGGCAGAGTACTTGTTTAAAGACGGCAGTATGATTGGTCTCAATACAACATTGCTTGCACAATATGTAGAATACATTGCTAATCGCAGACTGAAAGCTCTTGGATTAAATGCAATCTTCAGCGCACCAGTTAACACCAATCCGTTGCCATGGACACAGCATTGGCTAAGTAGTAGTGGACTTCAAGTTGCTCCACAGGAGACAGAAGTTGAAAGTTACATCATTGGCGGCATTAAACAAGATGTTGACAAAGATAAGTTAAAAGGATTTAGTCTATGATAGAGATTTGGGGGAAGCCTGCTTGCCCACATTGTGAAGCAGCAAAAAGAACTTGCGAAAGCAGAGGACTCAAGTATGTGTACAAACAACTTGATGTAGATTTTACTCGTGATGAAGTTTTAGAGCAGTTTCCGGGTGCTAGGACTTTCCCACAAATCATTGTAGGCGGAACAAAGATTGGCGGCTACGACAAACTAGGCTCATATCTAGAAGAAACAGGATATAACGGAACAGGCTTTACTCTATGATTATCGAAACACCTTATAAACAAAATGATACTATAACACTACTCACTTCTGCTGGACAGGAAGTTGTTGCTAGATTTATAGAAGAAAACGACAAAACAATCACAGTTACTAAACCTCTTGCATTAATGGCAAGCCAGCAAGGTATAGGATTAGGTCCATGGACATTTACTGTAGATCCTCAACAAAAAATCAAACTAAATAAAAGTGGAGTGCTTTTTGTACATAAAACCGAAGAAGGTATGGCAAAACAATACATACAAAGCACAACAGGTTTAGCAGTTTAGGAGATAACATGCCTGGTGTAGTTAGGGCAGAAGTAGATAAACACATAGGACATGCTAGTCCTACTCCTAATCCTTTTCACCAGTTTAATTATGTTGCAGGGCAAACCACTGTTTATGCAAATAATAAACCTGTCATACGTGTAGGTGATAAAACACAGTGCGGCGATCCAGCGGTTGGTTCATCTGATAATGTATATGCTGAAGGTAAACTTGTGCATAGACAAGGAGATGCTACAGGAGGACACGGTTCATGGGTTCCTAATGCAGCTCAAACAGGCAGTGGAGATGTTTACGCAAATGGCAGTTAAAGGCGGATTTGGCACATTTAATTTTCCTCCTAATCCAGATATTGCTGGATTGTTACAACAGGCAGCAGCTGAAACTGATCCTGTACTAAAAGAACAATTGATAGCTAGAGCCTATGCTGTGACTGCGCCACTATCAGAAGAAGAAAAAAGTATTTTTGGTTATGTGCAAAATGACTACATAGAAAATAATCCTGGTTTGGTTGGCAACAGACAAACAAGCTACGTAGGAACAAGTGGTATAGACGACATAGCTGAATAAATACAGTATGGCTATTACAAAACGAGCAGACAAAGGTGCTGCATTAACTTATGAAGAAATGGATGCAAACTTTGACGCTATCGCACCACGTGATAGTGCAACAGGTGCAGTTCAAATACCAACAGGCACAACAGGACAGCAACCAGCATCACCAGTAGTTGGACAACTGAGATTCAATACTCAAGAAAATTTGTTTGAAGGCTACTTTGAAACCTTAGGATGGAGTGCATTAGCAGCATCAGGTGTCAGCGGTGAAGTTAATCAAAACGCTTGGGCTGAGATAGCAGTAGAAGGACAATCAAATATTGTAGCAGATCAAAAGTCAGATTTGCTAACATTTGTTGCAGGCACAAACATCGGTATTACAACAAATGCAAGCGGTGACAGCATAACATTTAACAATACATTTACTCAAGACTTTGCATATAGTTCACTTACAGGAACACCTACTACAATATCGGGCTATGGCATCACAGATGCTTTTGATGGAGCATACGCAAGCCTAACCGGAACACCTACTAATATTAGCACATTTACAAATGATTCTGGCTATCTTACAAGTGAAACTACAACTACATTAATAGCTGACAGTGCAAATACAAAACTTGTTTACACTGATGAAACAGGTACAGCAAATGATGTAGATTTGAGTTGGGCTGTAGATGACACAAACCTTGCCCGTATCACAAGCGGTACTGTAAATGGTGTCACAGGCGTTGCTACATTCACAAGAGACGATGCTACAACATTTACAATTGACTTTAGTGCTTTATTTGACGATACGAACTTAACACGCATTACCAGCGGCAGCGTATCTGGATCAACGTTGACGTTGAATCGTAGCGATGCTACAACCGTTAGTGTAGACGTAAGCAGTTTACTGGATAATACTGACACCATTGACTATATTAACGCTGCTTCATTTGACACAACAACAGGTGAGTTATCGTTAACTGGTGTAGGTAATGCAGGTGCAACAGTTAACTTAGATGGAAGATATTTAACAAGTGTTCCTGCACAAACTTTTGCATCACTTACATCAAAACCAACTACTGTTGCCGGTTATGGCATTACTGATGCCGGTATATCCAATGTTGTA